CGCCACAGGCATCAGCGCCGACTACGTTCCTGTGGCACAGGGCGATGGCACGATAGTTTGGGAGGCGCAAAGCGGTGGAGGAGGCGGCGATACCGTCTCCATCGAAACAACCGCCGCAGACATCCTTTCCGTCTCATCGGGGGCAATCTCGGCAGACGATGCGGGCGCAGATCGGATCGTTTACTGGAACAACACGAGCAACAAGCTCGCTTACGGAACGCCCTCCGATGTCGGCGCAGCGGCAAGCTCGCACACGCACTCGGACGCCACACAGTCTGTCGCTGGATTTCTTTCCACGGCAGACAAGACCAAGCTCGACGGCATTGCAAGTGGCGCGGAAGTAAACGTCAACGCCGACTGGAACGCGAGCAGTGGTGACGCGCAGATCCTTAACAAGCCGACCCTCGGCACGGCAGCAGCAGCAGCGACAACTGACTTTGCGGCGGCTTCGCATACCCACGCAGCCTCGGCCATCACCTCGGGAACCTTGGATGTCGCCCGCCTTCCCGTCGGCGCAGGCTCCACCCAAATAGCCGCAGGCAATCACACCCACGTTGTCGCAGACGTAACAGGCGCAGCCGCCAGCGGCTCCATCACCTCAAGCGGCCTCACCCAAGCCACCGCAAGACTCCTCGGAAGAACAAGCGCCAGCACAGGCTCCATCGAGGAGATCCAAATCGGCTCGGGCTTGAGTCTGTCGGCGGGGGAGCTTTCTTCCACCGTCAGCGCGGGCATCCCTGCAACGCTTCTCGACGCCAAAGGCGACCTCATCGTGGCCTCGGCAGCAGACACCGTGGCACGGCTCCCTGTGGGCGGGACGAACGGACATGTGCTTACAGTCGATTCGGCGGAAACCTTGGGAGTGAAGTGGGCGGCGGCGTCGGGTGGCGGATCTGGCGGCGCAACAAACCTCTGGATTCCCGCCTCCGCATGGATTCCCAAGACCACCGCAGGATGCGGCGTCGATTCCCGCGAGACTACGACCAACGACCAAAACTTCGACGAGTTACTTTTCGACACTGGATCGGACGAATTTGCCGATGCGCTGGTGGTCATGCCGTCCAACTACAACAACGGCACCATCACGGCGCGGTTCTATTGGACGGCGGCAAGTGGCAGCGGAACGGTTGAATGGGCTATCCAAGGACGCGCCTTTGCCAACGACGATGCGCTCGACACGGCGGCGGGAACCAAGCAGGCAGTCAACGACACGCTGATCGCGGCCAACGATATGCACATCACCTCCGCGACCTCGGCCTGCACCATCGGCGGCACACCCGCCGCCAACACGCCGATTCAATTCACCATTTACCGCGATGTATCGGAAGACTCGCTCGCCGTGGACGCCCGCCTGCTTGGTGTGGAGATCATATTCAACTGACCATGAGAGCGCGGCACAGACACTTCAAATTCGGCGCAGTGGAAAAAGCCAGACTTGTTCTGGACAGCCGCTACATCCACCAGAGCGATGACACCGAAGTAAGTCCTTGGGCAGATCGCAGTGGAGGCGGCAACGATGTTTCGCAAGCCACTTCCGCCAATCGCCCAAAATTTCAGACAGCGGAGCAGGGAGGCAACGGTGTCGTGCGCTTCGACGGCTCCAACGATGTGCTGACGCGCAATGAGATCACAATTTCTTCGCCAGTGGCAGCTACTGCGTTTTTGTATTTTAAAAGAACCGCTTCTAACGACATTCGGACAATCATTGAAGTGCCAGACTATGTGCGTGTGGCCCAGATCGACGCAGGTTCTTCAAACGGGTCGGACGCTGGATTGAATTGGATTGGCTGGGCCGACAACGGAACAAGCGTTATTGATCCGTCGCAAGGCGTTGATGTCGCTGCTGGAGCCTATGCGCTTTGTGTAATTACTTACAACGGCGGAACATCAAACAACAAAGACAGCTACACGTTTTCCCGCGATGGCACTTTACAAACTATTGTCCAAGGAACGGCTGGAGGCAACGCGGCCCTTGGCCGCTTATCTAATGTCGGCATCGGCGGCAGATCAAACAACACACAACTGGCCTCGGTCGATATTGGTTTCGTCGGCATCTTCGGCATCGACATGGCATCGCCTCTTCGCAAGCGGTGCGAACACGCCAACGCTTTTGCTTTCAAACATTCCTGCAACTAACCGCCATGACCCATCTCCGCTACGAATCCCAGACCCGCACCGAAACCGACCAGAGCGTCATCGACAACCTTGTCCGCAAGGGATGGGAGATTTTCACGCCAGAGCCAGTGGTGGAGGTGCCGCCGCTTTTGACCGCCGAACAGGCCGTTGCTCAATACTTCTCGCCCTACCAGACGCTCGCCCTGCAACGCTTGGAGATGGCCCTCATGCAAGCAGGCAAGCCCCTCGGCCCGAAGATGACCGCCTGCAAGCAATGGCTAGAAACCGTCATGCTTTCATGGGCCGCATCCCCGACACCCGCACCAGCGGAGTCTTTCGGCCAGCCGCAGGCGACCTTTGCGGAGGCGAGCGGGGAGGCGGTTGCTGATCTATCCACCCCGAATCCCGAATCCTAAAACTTATGGCCTTCCTCTCAGCATATTACCCCCAGCCCGTAGTGGCGGGAACCACCGCAGGAACCTATGCGGAGGGAGATGATGCTGCCTTCAAGGTGGGGTCAGATGACATTGAGATCACCAATGCGGCCAAGGGGATTATCTTTCGGGATTCCAATGGGGTCAGACGCCGACTCAGAGTAGACACAGACGGAACCCCGCTAACAGAGGTATTACCATGAAGAAACTAGCACTTACATTGTTATTCGGGATTCTGGGAGTCGGGGCCTACGGCCAGACCATCAAGAGCCTTGGATACAACAGCACGAACGGCCAGATCGTCGCCGCGACCAATGTCGCTTTTACCAACAGCGTCAGTTTTGGAGAAATAAAGGCAGACACTTTGATTATGCCTAAAACCGGAGCGCCGTCGATCCTCGCAAACATAACAAGCGGAAATTTAAGCGCAAACGGCGTCCTGTCTGGCAGCACAGTAACAACCGCTTCAGGCGGAAGCATAATCGTAGTATCAGGCGGCTCGCTTCGTTTTAACGATGGCGCAACAATAAGCAATTCGCCCACTGTTAATTTTGCGAACACAACCAACGCGGCACAAACCCGCACCAACCTCGGCCTCGGAAACGGCATCACCACCAACCGCACTTTTGTCTCCTATAATGGAACCAACTACACCACCAACTCTGTGACCATATCCAACGGGATCATTACGGGATGGACGCAATAGCTTTGACTTAAATCCCGAAACAAACTAACCTATTTATTCCTAATGGCTTCTAACGGCAACGCAGAACTGGAGAATCTAAACGAGGCAGGATCTCCTCCTAAAAAGCGGATCAAATCCTCCGACAATCTTATCTCCATTGCAAATAAGTATATCGAACAGGACGAGGATGCGGCGTATCTTCGGGCGCGGGCTCAAGCTCTAGTCAACGGCGAAGCACCCTATGATGCCGAAGAGCTTAAATCCAAGGGACTTACGCATGTAGTTAATGCTAACTTTGGAGAAGCCAACTCCATTATGGAGGCCGCTCTAGCCCCCTATATCGAACTCCAGAACGGGGTGCCGCGTATCGCCAACGTCATCATGGACTCCTACGAAGGAGACTCCAACGAGGACTCTGAGATCATTTCTGAAGAGTTTGATTGGATGCTCAAGGAGTGGAACGACCATGCATACAACATGCAACTCATCTCCCGCGAGTTTGTTGGAGATGGAGTTGGTGTAGCTATGTGGCCCGACGAACGCTCCATCTTCTGGGAGCCGTGCGGACTCAAGGACTTTAAAGTGGCTCGCGACACTAAAGTTTCAGACGAATCTATCGAAGTAGCCATCGTCCAACGCTCCATGAGCGTGAGCGAACTTTACAACTACATCCGCAATCCCAAGGCAGCTAAAGCCCTTGGCTGGAATCTCAACGCGGTCAAACAGGCCATCTGGAAGGCTTCGACTAAACGGGATCAGTGGAAGAATTACACCGCCCACTGGGAGGACTTTGAGCGCGAAATCAAAGAAAACGACCTATATGCGGGTGAATCGGCTTACCACAGAGCCCAACTAGTCTATGGATATAACAAGGAGTTTGACGGCAAATTCACCCAGCTAATCGGCAGTCGGGATTCTTCGGATTTCCTCTACGAACGCTACAGCCGCTATGGAGATGTAAATCAATGCTTTGTCATCTTCACCTACGGAGTCGGACAAGGAACCTTCCACACCATTCGCGGTCTCAAGCAGAAGATCTACAATCAGATTCAGATTTCCAACCGCGTGTTGTGCCAAGCCGCCCAAGCCGCCATTACTTCTGGGCTTATTCAGTTGCAGGGTGACGCCGAAGCCATTCAAGATTTTCAATACATTGAGGTCGGGCCTTATACCTTCATCCCTAGTGGGCTGACCCCGATCCAACTTCAACCTCCCGCAGTAGCAACTCAGGGACTTCCTGTTTACAACCTGATGAGTCAGGTGTTACAGAATAATACAGGTAGCTACCGCTCGCGCCAAACCACGCCCGAAGGCCAAGCAAGGTCGGCTACGGAGGTTGTCCAGCAAGCCCGCCAAGAATCCACCCTCAACGCCGCAGCACTGGAACTCTTTTATACCCCGTATAACAAACTTCTGACTGAGCAGTATCGCAGGGCAGTAAGCCCGCTATTAACGGCAAACGACAAGGGTGGACGCCTAGCCTTAGAATTCCGTAAACGTTGTCTACGCAGAGGGGTTAGTGTTGAGCGTATGCGCCAGTTTTTGAAAGTAACAGCTTTCCGAGCCATGGGAGACGGAAGCCCCGTAATGACCGAGATGGCCTCCAAGCAACTCATGGAGCTTTACTCCTTGATGGATGAAAAGGGGAAAGAAAACACTCTCCGTTCCGTCATCGCTGGTATCTCTGGAGTGGGTTGGCAGAAGGTTAATCTCTTCGTCTCCGAGAAGGGCCCGCGCAGAACAATTGACTTTGATATTGCCAACCTTGAAAACGGCAATCTTCGTAATGGTATTCAGCAGTTGGTGCATGACAGCCAAAATCATGCCGTCCATATCGAAGCCCATATTCCCCTCATGGCGGAGATTATTGAAATGCATCGTCAACAGCAGATGGCAGACGAGCAGGCTATGGCCATCCTCCGTCCCGCAGCCGACCATACCACTGAGCATTTGGTTCTTTTCTCAAATAACAGCTTCCGCAAGCAGGAGGTCAACGAACTTAAGCGTCAGCTTCAGAACGTCACTGCCTATGTTGATGAGTTGGAGCAGCAGGTAATCAATCGGGCTATGGCCGAACAGAGCCAAATGCAAGAGGCTGCTATGGCCCCGCAAGAAGGAGGACAGCAGCAGATTGATCCCAAGATGGAAATGGAATTCCAAAAGGCCCAACTTAAACTAGCTGAGATGCAGGAGAAGCGGATGATGAATCAAGAAACCCATCAACAGAAGATGGAGACGATCCGTCAGCAAATGGCTCTTAACGACCTCAAGACGCGGAGTTCTATTCTTGAGAAAACAGCTAGACCCGCAGGCCGACCCCCGATGGCCACCCAAGCATAATTTTCTTCTAGACAAACCACTTGTCCGCTGCTAGCGGTAGTATATATCTAATGACTGAATGGACAGATCAGGACGCCCGTGAATGGAGCAAAACATGGGCGATGCCCCATATGCAGAAGGGCTTGCGATACATTGCAAGGCGCGTTAGGCCGAAGCGTAGTGCAGGCCCAGTGGCCCAAGGGTTTGATTTGTCGCCCGTGTTTATCAAGAGTGCGGGTTTTTACGAGGGCTCTCAAGAAGTCATTGATATCATTTCTATTCTGGCCGAAGGCAAGCTAGAGACTAAACCAAGATTCGACTTGCCAGAACCCTTCTCCCATATAACTTCAGAAGAAACACAAACAGCTTAATATATTAAGCATATATACAAACAAGTAACTATTAACGATACATCCTATGGCCGATATCCTCAACTCAGCCCTCACGGGCGAAGCAGACTTTGCTGGAACCATCTTTGGTGGTAAGAACCAAGAAGTAAATGAAGCACCCGCAGTCGAAACAACCCCAGAGCCCGAAGCTCCGAAAGAGGAGGCCCCTAAAGCGGAAGCTCCCAAAGAAGAGAAACCCGTCAAGGCGGAGCCCAAGGTCAAGCCCAAGGCCACCAAGGAAGAAGCGGCCAAGGCTGTAGAGGAAATTACGAAGAAGTCGGCTACAGAGACAACGACAGAGAAAGCCGAAGCAAAAAGTGAAGCTTCTGATGAAGATCTCCCGCTGAATCCACACTTTTCCGACAAGCCTGTCTCTGATAAACCCGAAGGGGATGATTCTGAGAAGGGTATCTCAAGCTGGAAAGAAATCAAGGGAGAGATGAAAAAAGCCCGCGAAGAGCGGGATCGCCTTAAGGCCGAACTGGAAGCCACCAAAGAGAAGGTCGGTAAGTATGAAGGGGAAACGGTCAAGACCCTCCAAGAAGAGCTTGAGGCTTACAAAACTCGCATGGCAGAGCTTAATCGCGAGCTAAAGACCGCAAACTTTGAAAGAAGCCCCGAATACGTCGAAACCATCAAAAAGCCTCTCAGTGGCCTTCAGGGCGATTTGAAGGCTATTGCAGAAGCTAATGACGCAGACTTCTCCAAACTCTGGCAGGCCATCACTGAGCCCGATGCCCGCAAACGAATCGACTCCTTGGAAGACCTGACCAGCGACTTTAAGCGCATGGAGCAGTTGTCCATTGTCAAGATGGCCGACAAATACCATGAACTGGCTCAATACCATGAACGTTTCCAGAATGAGGCAGAATCCCTTGCCGAGGCCGAAAACGCCCGCAAGGCCCAGTCTGAACAGGAATTTATCGAAAACGATCTTCGTCTCCAAAAAGCCTTCACGGCCAAAACGTGGACAAATTTGGAAGACCGCTACAATTTCCTTCAAGAGATTGATGGACAGGATGAGTGGAATGGAAGTATCCGCAGCGCCAAGAAAAACGCCGCAGAGACCAATCTGGATCGCTTGAGCGTCGAAGACCGAAGCGCCATCCTTGCGCGGGCCGCTGTTGTCCCCTTCCTTGAAAGTGCCATCAACCATTACAGCGCCCAGTTGCAGAAGGTGAGCGAGACCAAGGACGCCGAAATTAAAGAGCTCAAAACTCAATTGGAAGGACTGGTCGGAGCCACCCCAAGTCTGGGTAAGGCTACCGAGACCGAATCTGATGGCGAGGACGAGAGTCCCGACAGTCTGATGAATTTCGGTAAATCTATCTTCCGCTAAAATTCTGCTATTGACAAATTAGCGTAAATGTAATAGTTTGCGCTCAAGACTTAAATCTGAATTGGTCACAGATGCCTTGTTAGCTGGCTTAGTGCTTTCTAAATTAGATTCGCCGTTACATCTCTAGCGCGGCCTAGAACTTAACTGCTACGGGAAAATCCCGAAGCAAAATATCAAACAATTAATTAGAAAGAAATACTAACAATATGTCAGCACAAACTGCTACAACTTGCGAAGCGATTTCGGATCAGTTTCAACGTGAAACTGGACGCATTGCGCTTGGCACCCATCGCTTGGGTCTTTATAAAGATCCTTACCTTCGTCTTGTCACCCAGTCGGCATTCCCCGACAACATGGGCAAAACGATCACCAACACCATCGCCCGCCGCACGATTGCCTCTGGCAGCGGCTGGGAGACCATCGGTGTTACTGGCGAAGCTGGTCAGGACAACTCCTGCTTGGCTCCCGTCAAGAAAGTCGGCTACGCCTTCGACCAGAAGAACTTTTCGCTCCGCCAACAGGCTGTCGAGTCGGATTGGATCTGCTTGGAAGACGTTCGCACCTCGGCCTTCCCGATTGACGATGTAAACAACTACATCAAGATCTTGGCCGACAACGTCAACGTTGAGTGGATCAAGCGTTACGACAACGATTATCTGTCCAACGTCAATGTTATGAGCGTTGAGGCAGGTTTCGACAAACAGACTGGTCTTGGTTCCACTGGTTCCATCACCAACGATCTGGCCACGATCAGTGACCTTACGGCCCCGACGAGTGTTCTTACGACTGGCGTTCTGCGTCAGATCTACGACACCCTCTACTCGGACAACGCTGGAGATGACGGCGATGCAGTCACCGATGACGGCGCTCCCGTCTTCAACGTGATGTCGGATCGCGCCACCATCGAACAGTTGGTCAAGATCAACGAGGACATCCGTCAGGACATCCGCTGGAGTGATCGCGTGAACGACCTGTTGGGCACCAACGGCCAGATGCTTCTTCCTAAGAAGAGCTACGCTGGTTATGTGTTCCACAGCCGTCCGTTCCCGAAACGCTTCAACGATGGCGCTGGTGGCACGTTGGTCGAGGTTGCTCCTTACATCACGGAAGGTGCCTTCAAGGGCACGAAAGCCGTGGTCAACCCCGCCTACAAGAATGCGAAGTATACCTCCACGGTTATCTTCCATCCGAAGGCGATGGAGTGGCTCGTCCCGAACCCGAACCTCAAAGTCGGCAAACTGGTTTATGATGCTCAAAACTATCGCGGAGATTTCCGCTGGGTCAACGAGTATGATAAAAATTGTAACCCCGACAAAAACAGTGGTTACTGGCGCGCGAAGATGGCCTGTGCCGTCAAGCAGATCTTCCCTGAATGGGGCTATTACATCATCCACCTGCGTTGCAGCCTTGCGAACGATCTCGTTCCTTGCGCCAGCGGCAGCGGCTACGGATACTTGGTTCCCTAATTAATTAGGTTCCCTTCATCAAGGCTTGCCTCGGAGTAAAATCTGAGGCAGGCTCTATGAGGAGAAATAAAAATTGACTAGATAGAGGAAATAGCATAACTTCATTTTCAACAATCTCAATCCAAAAACAATTAACTAAACACTACTATGGCAGCACTTAGCTCTTATCTGGAAAACAAAGTCAACGATCACGTTCTCGGTGGTTCGGATTATTCTCGTCCCGCGACTGTGTATTTCGCTCTTTACACCGTAGCACCAACTGAATCTGGTGGCGGCACTGAGGTTTCCACCAGCGGAACGGCGTACGCCCGCGCTACGGTAACCAACAATGCTACCAATTTCCCCGCTTCTGCCAATGGTGTTAAGTCCAACGGAACAGCCATTGCATTCCCTACGGCCACCGCTACTTGGGGTAGTGTGGTTGCTTTCGGAGTATTTGACGCCGCTACTGCTGGTAACTTGCTGTATTTCGGCAACCTTACTTCTTCGCGTTCTATCGCTTCTGGTGATACTGCCCGCTTTGCCGCTGGCGACTTTTCCATCACCTTTGAATAAAGCTATGAGGGGCCCATCAGTCGATTGTTCTCGGCTGGTAGGTTAATTGTGCCATGGCTCTTTATTCATTAGCATTTGCCCCGAGTGAAGAAACACTCACCGCCTCTGATCTTTATGTAGCATTGGGTGATAGACAGGGGCGTTTTGTTGATGTTGCGACATACGATAAAATTTTAAATATAGATTCTACGCAGTTATCTACATTAATTTTAAAACTAAAAGCAATATACGGCTTCAGTTCGGCGGGGGCGCGGGGGAGGTTTGTTGGAGAATCAAATGTCATTAGGCCAAATGAAGATTTAAAGATTGAAGTAAACGTTTCTTGTGGAAGAACGCAACAGACAAGAGCAGAAACAATAGTACCAGCATTAATAGATACTGCATTTTTAACATTTGATAAAAACATCCAAAATTTTGAACCAGTTTTTGTTGGAGAAATAAGCGGAACAACATTAAACGTAACATCTATTTCTCGCGGGGAAATTATAATTGGTACAGTTTTAACAAGCAGTTCATTGCTTGCCGCTGGAACTATTGTTACTGGTTATGGAACTGGGCAGGGCGGTGTTGGGACATATACAGTTAATATCTCTCAAACAAGAGCCTCTACGACATATCGCGGAACAAAAACACCAATAAGCATTGTTGTTCGCCTGTCTTCAAACAATTCCCTTGTTTTTGCTAATAATCAAATTCCATATAGTTCATACCCATATAGAGAAGTTCCAATAGTGATTCCAATTGAGGGGTCATTTTCTGGCGTTATTCAGGAACCCCAGTTTAATTTACTGGATGCCCAAAGTTTAACTTCTTCAGTAACGGCGGTAGCGTCTCTTAATTTTCTTCTTCCAACATTTTTGGCTTCAGAACTTTATTCTAGCGGTAGGGTTACCAATTCAAGGCTATCCATCATAAACTCAGCACAAGTTGCGGGATTGACGGCAGAAGCTGACGATAATTTAATTACTGGAACAGACCATGGCTTCGACATTGGTGAGCCCATTATCTTTGTTAGCCTTACTGGCGGGGTTGGGTTAACCGAAAATGTTGTTTATTGGGTAATAGCTTCTGGATTTACCGCCAACACATTTAGGGTTAGCACAAGTTTTGGCGGGTCTCAGGTAGATATCACAACCGATTACACCGATATGGTGGCAGAAAGCCGCTTGAGAGAGGTTCTGTTTTCTTTTGGGGGCAGCGCAACAGCATCTGCCGTGGGACAGATTGAGGGGGGTGTTTTGCTGTCTGTGCAAGCCGTTTCTTCCGTTTTGTCTTCTGGAAGCCTGAATTACGATTACGCTATTTCTTCTCAAATCACCGCAACTTCCCTATCTGAGCCGTATCTCAGAGTTGTTGCCCCAACACTTATTCAATCTGAATCCACAATTGTTTCTTTAGGTAGTGGAAATTTGTTGGTTGAATCAAGGGTTAGCGGAATCCCCATTTATATTAACTTGGAAAATAGACAGATTGTCACCGATCAAACATTTGTCCGCCCAGTTACCGAAATAGATTTGACCAGAAATGACGTTTCGGCAATTGATGTAAAGTTTGTTCGTCGCGGGGTTCTTTCTGGTCTTTCTTATGGATCAAGCGGAAGAATCGGGATAAAAAATCAATACACTGGAGAACTTTTGGCTATTGATGGTGATTGGACTGTTGTTGAGTCTGGTAATGGTGTCTTTTATGGGTTTTCATTAGATTTGACAACACCAGAGATTCAAGATCTTTTTGTGACTGGCGACGAAAATTTTGTAATGGCCAAAATAGAAATTGAATGGAATGAGGCTGGCACAACCAATACAACGCTCCCGTGTGCTGTAAGAATATACAACGATGTTTTAAAATAGAATGATAGCTTGACCTTGTCCTGCATTTGTTCCACTATAACCAAATAACCTATGAAAATCGAAATTCCCGAAAACTTTACGCTTCCCGAAGATGTTACTGATGGCGATACTTTTGAAGAACTCGTTACCTTTCGCGTTGAAGGCGACTCGCTTGTCCCGACCATGATTGCTGGCGTCGAGCTTGCGGCTGAAGACGTCGAAGAAGATACCGAGATGGAAGAAGACGAAGCCGTTGACGAAATGGAAGCGGCCAATCCTATGGCTGGTATGGGCGAGCGCATCATGGGCATGGCCTAGCTAGGAGGGGTTCCATAGACTATGGCCCTCCCAACTTTAGATAGCGTCTTTGCTTCAGCGGCAGACCTGCCTAGACGGCAGATGCTGGCCAAGTGGCTAGTAGAAGAAAAAGGAGAAACTCAGGCTCCTTCTAGTGTTTTGGTTTCGGGGGCAGGGTCGGAGGAGGTTAACGGGATTTATACCGAGCGCGGAACATTTGACGGCAAACCGTATTACAATTTGGTAGGCGAAGATAGCGACACCGATATTTTTGTTATTAGATTTGATAATGAACAATGGCGCATTTTAATAGAGGATGGTATTTATTTATCAAATAGCGATACAGAATTTCCATGGCAGGCCACTGAATGGGAACCTCAAGAAGGTGAAGGACCAGTCCCAACAGTCACAGAAGTCCCCGCGCTTAATCCAATAGCCAATTACCTCACCCTCCCAGAACGCTATCTCTGGGCCAAGATTGCCGTCGCCGCTGGAGCCCCGCGAGGAGAAACTGATTACATTTCTCTCCCAAAGAACTACGCTTGGAGTGACATCTACAATGCAATCAGTGGAGATATAGCTCAATCTACAGTTGTTGTTTCGGGCTTGAGCGACAGTCAAAACAATGGAAACTATGTGTATGATGGTGATGTTAATGAAAGACCATCCTATCGCCTAAATGGTGATGCCAATATTACTTGGGGGGAATTAAATGAATGGGTTATAAATATTGCTGGGGATTTTGCTAGGTCTATATCAAATGTTGCTTATCCTTGGTTGGCCACTGGATGGTTTAATGACGGTCTTGATCCCACAGATCTTGTCCTAACGCCCGAAACCCCAAACCATACCGACTGGAGCGAGAAGCAGGCTCTAGGTCATATCGCCGCCGCCTATCGCGGAGACACGGGCAACCCCGCAAACCTAGCTACCTATATCAACTGGCCTTGGCGTTATCAAGTGGCTTCCATTATTACGTCACTATGAGCATTGAAGAGATTCCAAGACGCAGGGGGATGGAGCGCGGAATAAAGCTCACCATGAGCGAGTTGATTGCAGGGGTAGCTTTGATGATTACTTTGTTTTCGGCGCTTAATGGGTGGATTGTCCTTCCAGAGCAGATGAGACACATCCAAACTAATGATGCCAAGCAGGATGCGCGGATTGAGATGATTAATAAAGAAAACCAAGAGAGATCTGAGACCCTAGCCCGAATTGACGAACGCACAAAAAGAATCGAAGATTACTTGAAATCCAAGGGATTCTAGCCTAGCCTTACTTCTACTATGAAATCATTCTTCACCTATCTATTCGGGGTTCCTGCCAAAATCTGGAACTTCTACGCACCGATCCTTCGTGAACTCTTTGTGGATGCCGCCGCATCCCTCCTTCCCCTCGCCTTGGATATTGTTCGTGAGTTGGCTGATTCCAGCAAAACTGGTTCACAAAAACGCGAAGCTGCCGTAAAAAAACTTACCCAAGCCGCTCTTCGCAATGGCATTGATGCTTCCGAGTCTCTGATCCGCTTTACCATTGAATCAGCGGTTCAACGTGTGAAGGTGGAGGAATAATCAAATGAAAGATAAAATTCTCGCATTTCTCGTTAGTAAGTCTGGCGGCATCATCTCCCCCCTTATCGCCATGGCCATTGCTGCCGTGGTTAGCAAACTCGCCATGGTTGACCCCAAGCTGGCTGAGTCCGTAGACCAAGTATCTCTCACAGGGTTTGTGGTGGCCTTCATTATCTCCATCGTCAACTACACCACCAACGCCATCAACGTCAAGGGGGTCAAGAAGATCCAAGCCTTGGTCAATACCGATGTGGACGGAGTGGCTGGCCCTGTGACCTATACAGAGGTTCGTCGGGCCATTGAGGTTCCCAAGGCTATGAAGGCCCGCAAACCCGCCTGTAGCCGCAAGAAAAGGTTGTGAAACTCTCCCATGAACTACTCAAAGCAATCCTCGTCCCAACCCCGCCCCAAGAAGATCGCAGAAGTTTCCTTGTCCGTTTACTCGGTTCCCTCCGCTTCTGGGCCAAAGGCAAGCGGGGCCATGATGGAAAGACTTCCCTCACCATCGGAGTCAGAGGTGGAGCGGATTTCTAGGAATTGGGATATCGGAAAAAGAGTTTGCAAGTGGTAAGGTTTGTGGGTGAAATCAACCCATGTGGAAGTTAATCCTGAAACTACTTGGCATCGAATCAAAGGCTGGCCCAGCGCCGTCCTTGCCGAGCTTGCCATCCGAATCCAAAGAGCCATCGGTAATCGTTCCCCCATCCAAAAAGCCCGCAACCAAAAGCCCACTAGAAAAACTGGTTGATATTGCCCTGTCCCAAGTTGGAGTAAAAGAAGTCGGGGGAAATAACAACGGCCCCGAAATCAGGAAATACCAAGCATCCACTAACCTGAAGCCAGCATCTTGGCCGTGGTGTGCCGCACTGACATCTTGGGTTACAAGGGAGTGGCTTAAAGACCCCGAAGCAATTGAATGGCTGGGTCTAAGGGTAATGACTCCAGAGCAATGGAGACCGAAGACAGCAGCAGCGTTTGGGTATATCTCATGGGCCAAAGAACGACCAGCTACCACCAAGGTTCTATCCAGCAGGTCTAAACCCCATGTTGGAGACTTCGCCATTTTTGACTTCTCCCATATCGGGATTGTGACTAAGGTTCTATCTGATGGAAGGTTCCAATGTGTGGAGGGTAATACCAATGGGCGCGGAACCCGCGACTCTACCTCTGGAGACGGGGTGTGGCTTAAGACGCGGTCTGCGTCTTTGGTCCGCAACTTTGTCAGAATCAATCCATCAACAGTCAAATGAGCAAGGACAAGAAGAAGAAAGTCTACCGCAAGCCCGCTCCTAAGACCTGTTTCTACTGTGGGTCAGAAAAGATTGAACGCATCTCAATGGGCGGTGTCAATATCATCCGATGCAAAAACTGCGGAGAAACCCAAGACTGAGCTTATGGCCGTCCATGACGAAAGGCTCCAGAAGGTGTTGGACAAGCTATGCACTGAGCTTGTTGAATACTTTGATTCGGGGTTTGTCGTTGCTACTTTCCAAGACGGCGGGGAGACAAAGAACGCCTTCCTTAAATTCGGCAATGACTACGCCATCGAAGGTATTGTCTCCAACATCCACGACATCCTCTACGGGCAGGATGAGGACGAAGACGATGACGATGATTTGGATGACGGGGATTTAAAGAAAGTCCTTAAAGACAAATAACTCTTATGCCAAAATCCACACTTAGCTTCGACCTTCCAGAGGATCAGGTTGAATGCGACATGGCCCACAAGGCTGGGGATATGTATTCAATCTTGTTCGGAATGGAAGACCGCTTCCGATCCCACGTTAAACACGGGTCTGACCCTGAATGGCACACCGAGACCATAGAGTCTGTCCGCGAGTTTCTTTTGAACGAAATGGCGGATCGTGGTGTCAACTTCAACTAACCTACTATGAAAAAAATAGCAGTCCTATCGGACTTTCATTGCGGCCACAGGGTCGGATTAACCCCAACAGGCTGGTTGCCCGAAAAAGACGAGAATGGAGAAATCCCTCTCTGGGCTCAAATTAACAAAGCCCACTGGACATGGTATGCCCGCGAGATTGCGCGTAACGGCCCCTACGACATTATTTTCGTCAACGGGGATCTGGTGGATGGTAAGGGCAAGAAAAGCGGGGCTACGGAGCTTCTAGCCCCCGATATGGAGGATCAGGCGGATATGGCCGTAAAGATCATCCGTCAAATCCCGAAAACAAAGAACTGCAAGATAGCAATTTCAAGGGGCACTCCCTACCATGTGAGTTCCTCAGACGGAGAGGATTGGGAGAATGTTATCGCAGAACGAGTGGGAGCTACCATCTCCGACCAACTCTGGATTGAAGTCGAAGGAATCGTCTTCGATCTCAAACACCACCCAGCAGGAAGCGGAAGCCTCCCCCACACAAGGCATACAGGAGTAGCCAAAGACCGCCTCTGGAATGTATTGCTTACCGAAGAAGGAGAGCAGCACAAGGCCAACGTCTTGCTAAGAAGTCATGTTCATTACCACAACTTCTGCGGAGGAAGCGACTGGATCGCCATGACCACCCCAGCACTCCAAGGAGCAGGCAGCAAGTTCGGAGCCCGCCGCTGTGTAGGCAAAGTAGACTTCGGATTCCTCACATTTACCGTAGACAAAGGCACATTCTCATGGAAACAACACATAGCAAAGCTAGTAGAACAAAAAAGCCCGCTCCTAAAATTGTAATCTCATCATGGGATAAGGTTTGGGAGTCCGTTGGCAGGGATACCACATTCACCACCATTGAGGCCATGAACGCCGAAGGATGGAAAACAGTGGATCAGGTAACGAAAATTACTGGCCTGTCCAATACCCGAATCCGCAACATGATTGGCGAAGGAAAGTTTGATCGCGAAAAGAAAAGGGTCAAAGATGGCGGGACTATTAAGACAATAAACTTCGTCAGGCCCATCATATAAGCGGCGGAACTGGATCAAACTCCTCGTCTTCTCTCAAAAGTTGGCCAGCAAGCGCAAATTGCCTTGGCTCTCCGTTATAACAAATGTTAAAAATGCAATTGTATTGAGGTGATGAAGCCTGCCCGCCACGATCAAGCGCAGAAGAAGATTGTGATGAAGACGCTGGAGACTTGGTTTCGGATTTCGATTTAAGCGAATTTGCAGCAACTGAGGTTAATTTTGAATCAAGCCCAGTTATTCTTGAGTTAATTTGCGCTGCCTCTATTGAGGTTCCAAGTGATGGTGTGTCTTTGTTCATTTGTGCAATTTATACCATGTTTTCTGTAACTTCAACCACAACGGCCTCAATTCTAATTAAATTAAACCTGTATGGTTGAGAGTTGACAGAAACAAGATATCTCCCAGTTGGAAATTTTTCTGGAAAAGTTTCTATTATGTCTTGAGAAATAATGGCTTGGGCTTTTGCTTTTGCGATGACCTCAGATGTACCAGTGTTTTCTCCCACTGCTTTTGCTGTTCTTTCAACAATATGTTCTTTGTTTGTTTTAATAGTGAAACGGCCATGAAGTGTTGGGGGAATATTTATAATGTTCGCATTCACTTGTTTGTCCACAGACAAAGATTTGTTTTTGTTTTTTGGAAGCGAAACAGAAGCGGTTGCCGTAATTCGCTCTGATATAACTTTTGTTGTTATTGTTTCGGATTTTGTGCGAAATACAGGAAACTCTTTTACGCCTGAACTGCCTTCACCGGCCACCCTGTTCACTCTTCCAATAATTCCAGATACCTCATATTGACTTACTGCATCAATAAAGAATACATACTTTTTGGCAATGGTTGGGCCAGAATATCCATTGCGAACCTCAAATCCAACATCAAGATCATAGCTGGCAAAAGCCGTGGCGCTTGCCGAACAGGAGTTACCTTCGGATGTTTGATTTTCTCCTCCTTCTATTTTTTCAATGTTTACAATAACATCAATAAGCTTGTCTGGAAGGGATATATTTACCACATCATCAAGAACAATAATGCTATCAAGATATGCTTGCCTTGCCGCTTCAACATCAATAATCCTCTGCCTTGAATGGAAAACATCTCTCGGAACAATAGATGCGTTTGGAGTGTCTGTTGTTCCGCCTTCCACGAATTGTTCGGTGTATGGTATCAAAACATCATATGTCTCGTCATATTCCTGTCCATCAAGGGGCGGCGGGTTGGTAAGTGTTACTTCTCTTGTTAAGAACTTTCCTCCACCAAGAGCTTCTTTTTCTGAAGCTATTGTTCCAAAAGCTGGATTAATTGTCGGGTTGGATCCATAGTTTTCAACAACTGTTGCTTTTCCGCCACCAAGTTCAGTTGTGAAAACCTCTCCAGAGAGTGATCCGTCTGCATTTCCGCTTCTTGATGTGGTTCTTGTTCTTTTGGTAAATGCGTCTACCTGCTGCACACTTTTTGCTAAATCATCGGGACCTAAATTAACATCTCCCTCGCTTACGCTAGTTGCCTCGGTTGTTACCTCGTCCGTTAAGGCTGGAAGTTCTATTCTGAATTTTTGGGGCGCTGGATCTGGTTTTTCTTTTGTAAATGATTGTTGAGGAAAGAGATTGTCAACTGTCCCGATTTCCTTGACGTATTTTCCCCCTCCAATAGCTTGCGTTCTGGCAAATTCAGTTTTGGCGGAAGGTTCTACTTCGGGATCGTCAACAATAGAAGATTCTACAGTAATCTTTTGTTTGAAGTTGTTGGTTTGGTTTTCTGTGAGAGATGTTGTGCCCTCTTGCTCTCTTTGGGTTTGACGGCGCAAAAACGCATTGACTCTTTGTGACGAGGATTGGACAATCCCGAATCCATCAGTTCCAAGTTCCTCGGGTTCTTCGGTTGTTCCCTCTTCAATAAAGTTTGTTTCGGTTATCTTTCCATCAAGGAATTTGGCTGGAATTTGAGCAGCTTGAGTGAAAGTTCTTTGCTTGGAATCAAAAACCTCCTCAACTTTTCCAATTTCCTTGAGGAACTTTCCGCCTCCGATGGCTTGCGTTCTGGCGATTTCAACTTTGGCACCAGTTTCAATGGACGAATTGTCGGATATTTCGGATTCAATGGTTATCTCTTGGCCGCTGTTGCTGAGTTGTTTTTCTGTGGTTGATGTTTCTCCATCAACCGTCCTCGTTGTTTTTCTGACGGTAAATGCCGTTACTCGCTGGGCTGTAGATTGGACAATTCCAATTCCGTTGTCGCCCAATTCTTCGGGTTCGGCATCCTCTGCTGCTTCAACAAAAGACTCTTCTTCGGTCTCTCCAGTGACAAACTTAGCTGGAAGTTGAAATGCCTGCTGGCGCGTCAGGGTTCTTGCATCAAATACTTCAGATTTCTCAAGTTCTGTTTTGATTGTCTTCCCATCACCGATGGCCTCAACCTGACCGCTCGTTGTTGCGCTTGGTGCTATTGATTGCGATCCATCTTGAAGGCTTCTTGTAACGGTTACCTTAATCCCGTCTTGGTCTATTTGCTCGCCCTCAAGTGTAACCCCGCCAACAATGTCTCTTGTGGCCGTTCTGGTGCGTTTAAGGAATTCTGTGACCTGTTGTTCTGACTTGGAAATTTCATTGTCAGAAAGGCTTACTGCTCCAGCATTACCTTCCTCCGTAAACTCTTCAATGGTAACGGGTTTTTCGGCGCGGAATTCAACGGGGATGTTGTCTGGTTTTTCTTGGGAAAAAGATTTTCCTTCAAAGAATTTTTCCTTGGTGTCTTCAGTTTTGAGCGTGTATCCATCTCCCAAGGCCTCCACACTTCCGCTTACCGTGGCGCTAGGTGTAATAGTTTGACCTCCCTTGGCAACCGTTCTGGTGCGAGTTACTTTGATTTGATCATTGTCAACCAGTTCGCCTGTAAGTTCTGGATAGTCATCAGAGGGTCTGGTAACCTTGGTCTCGCGAATCTTGTGTTCGGTAACCCTTTGAATGGTTTTGGAAAGCTCGTCTTGAGACAGGCTCGGCAGGCTAATGGCTTGTCCCGTCTTTACTTCTGAGATTGTTCTGTTTTGCAGCGAAGCCCGAAACTCAGGAGGAATAACTTCTGGCTTCTCCAAGGACTCTTGTTTTCCGTCAAACACCTCATCAACCCTGACTTCTGTTTTGACCGTGCGCCCATCACCAAGTTCTTCCACGTTACCATCAATAACTGTAGCTGATGGGACAAGTGTTTGCGCTGATTTTGAAAGCGTGATTGTCCTAGTGGCAAGCTGGCCTTCTGGCGTAATTACAGATTCATCCAGTGTATCACTAATCTCCGTGGTTCTGGTGTTTGTAGTAACCCTCTTTACAAATTCATTGATCTGTTGTTCCGACTTTAAAAATTGATTTTCACCAAGAGTTGGTTGCGCGGCTGTTCCTTCAATGTTTTCTTCGGTGGTTAAATCAGACTGTTTAGCTCTGAACTTTTGCGGGGTAAGATCTGCTTTTTCGGCGCGGAATGTTTTGGCGGAAAATACTTTTGGGCTTTCGGTGACGCGAACCACATACGTCCCATCCCCAAGGGCTTCTGATTCAACTGTCTTTTTTGATGTTGGTACTGCCGTAGTATCTCCATTCTGTAGAGTTTCGGTAACGGTGGCCAGCAACCCTTCATTGGTTGTTAGCTTTTGAGTCAGTGACTTAGGAAGCTGGGCGGCATCTCTGGCCGTAGTAGACATCCGTTTAACGAACTGATTGACCTGTTGTTCGCTCTTGACAATTTCTCCCGCAACTAAAGTGGGTTCTTCGGCTTCACCCTCCAAGTCTTCTTGGCGGGTCAACGAGGGAATGGCTGCGCGGAACTTGGGAGGAACGGGGTCTGGTCGTTCTTTGGAAAATGTGATGGCAGAAAACACCTCATCCACTTGCGTCTTAGTAATGACGTAGTTCCCATCACCCAAAGCCTCGGATTCAACGGTGGTGGTAGCTGTGGGGGTTTCGTCGGTGTTGCCTAGCTGAAGAGTCTCGGTGACAGTGACTTCCTGTCTTTCGTTGTTGGTGGACTTTCCCGTAAGTGTTTTAGGCAGAACAGCTTGATCCCGCGAAGTAGAAGACACGCGCTTGATAAACTTATTGCGTTGTTCCTCGCTCTTAGAGAGTTCTCCTTCGTCTAGGCTGACATTGGGGTCAGCGTCCCCCTCGACAATCTCCTGAGAGGACTGGATGGGGACGGCTACGCGAAACTTCTGAGGAATGGGATCAGGGCGTTCAACAGAAAATGTATTCGCTTTGAAGATTTCTGGCGTGTCAATAACCCGCTCAACCAACGATTCGGCATCTTCGCGGTTAACCTCAACAGTCCTAGTTGCGGTAGGGTTGGGCGGGATATAGTTTAACGCACCCTTGCGCTGAGTGGTAACTGTAACCAACTGGCCGTCATTGTCGGTGGTTTTACCGATCAACTGAGGCCCATCCACCCTGTAGGTCTGGACGATCTTGACCGAAAGAAATTCGTTGTAGGGCTCGTAGCTGGTTTGGGTGATAACTCCGCCTATGTTTTCCAGACTGCCAACCTCTTCTCCCGTGGGGACAAAGAGTTGGCGGCGTTCTTGGACGGGGCCGCGAGAGGCATCATAAAAATCCCGATCCTTGATAGGGAAAAGAGAATTGCCATCCTCGTCGGTCTTGATCGACCAAGTCTCCTCTAACTCTGTAGAAACAATAGCAGAGCCCTCTCTCCCCTCATATGATATCTTAGTATCGGAAGTTAAAGAGGCTTGCTGTCCCGTGTTCTCAACAGACCGCCTGCGTCCCTGAATGGGGCCAAGGTCATCATCATAGCGGGTAAATGGAACCCAAGGAGAGGGGAGGATTTCCCACACATGGCGCACCCGCTCGTCCCCAGAGAGGGGCTGGGCACCAGTAAAAACATGGGTTTTGTAACGTTTATCTGGACAGGTCGAAAGATCTTCAGGAACCTTGTATCCCGCAACACGCGGATCAAGGCTCATTGATACTATCGGATAATCTCTGTCGTTGGCTGCATAGCCAAGGACGTAGATTCTATTTAGGGGAGGGTTTTCAACAGCCATGGATCAAGAGAACCTACTCTAAAACACCTAGCCTAGCAAGGTCATTTTCCCCTTGCAAGATTGAACGATTGTGGTAGATATAGGTCTGAGGGTATGTGTTCTCCCTCATTTGCATGTGTGTGTGGTCGGGGGGTAGGTTAGTGGTTTTTCCTGCCCCCCGCCCCCTTTTTTTTCAAAAATAGTTTGAACGTTTGACAACCAGCCTTGTCGGAGATAGAGAACAACAAAACCTATGTCATTCCAAAAACCCAATCAAAAGAACTACGACAAAACACCCAGCCTCCACCATGGCGACCTCGTCAAAAATGGGCCAAAGCTGGTTACGATCAAATCAGTTCCCAAGGTCATTGTCCGCAAGGCCGATCAAAAGAAGTTCCATCTGGTAACAGTGGAAGTCGGGGGAGTGGATCATACCTACTTCATCCCGAACAAGGATATCGAAGATGGATTCAAAGAGTATGTCGGCAAGACAGTAGTCTTGATTGCTTCGGGCAACGACAAGCAGGGAACCGCTACGATGGAGATCCAAGCTGCCATGGTCAAGGGATCGACGTTGGTGAATGACACCCCTCGCGAGCCCCAGAAGCCCGCAGGAGAGGCTATCAAGAACCCCGAACCCAAAGACCGCGAAGTCAAAGTCTTCCTCTGTCAGGCGGCGAATCTGATGAGACTATGCGTCAAGAAGGCTAATGACATTGCTGTCGAGCTAGACCTTCCCAACGAACACCGTCAGGGCATAGCTACGAGCCTGTTCATCCAAGCAGACCGCTCTGGCCATACCTTCAAGATGCCAATCCAACCCTACAGCCCCGAAGAATTGGGCTATGGGGCAAGCAAGGCCGAGTCCCTCAAAACCCCGCAACCAGAGGAGGTCAATGACTAGCTATGGAAAAGGCATTAAGATTTTGCCGCACGATCAGGGAACATTTCTTATCCAGTCAAGAACCCACCAAGAAGACTTCTACCTCGTTGACCTCACCGAAGACCCCGTTACCTGCACTTGTCCAAGCTATCAATTCCGCAAAGAGTGCTTCCACATCCGATATATCTGTAAACTCTTGGGCGTCAAAACGCCGAAGCCAACAAACAACCAACTAATAGCAGCATAAAAATATGAAAAAATCCAAAGGAAAAAACAAGATTAAAACCGTCATGTCAGAATATAAAGCTGGCAAACTCAAAAGTAGCTCTGGCCAAAAGGTCAAGAGCCAGAAACAGGCTGTAGCCATTGCACTCAGCGAGGCTGGCATGAGCAAAAAGAAAAAGGGGAAATAATCCTTTGGCGGGGTGGCCGAAAACGGCAGATCTTACATCTAACCGTCAGGTTCAGCCAAATATGGGATCGCCCAGCCCCGCTACTTTCTTTGAACGTTGTTATAAAAACAGCGTCAGATTCATAACAACACCATGATCATAACCAACCGATTTTCTTTACCCCAGCCTTTCGTAGACCTCGTTAGCGAGGACACCTACAGCAAGGGCGAGTCCGACATCACTACTACGGGGTTGGCCCAACCTCCCAAGATCTCCGAACTCTGGAGACGCCATGCAGATCAGATCACCATGGACTGTTCTGAGAAGGTGTGGACAATGCTGGGAACGGCCAACCACTACGTTTTGGAGCAGATAGCGAAGCGCAATCCCGAACGCTACGTCTGTGAGCAACGTTTCTACATTGATATCGACGGGGTTAAGCTGGGTGGACAGATCGACCTCTATGACCGCGAGACCGAAACCCTATGGGACTACAAGGTCTCCAGCGTCTACAAGGCCATGAGCGATGATAAGCTTGAGTGGACAAAGCAAGCCAACGTCAACAAGCTCCTGTGCGAACACAACGGAATCCACCCTAAGAAGATTGCTATTCTTCTTGTTATGAAGGACTGGAGACGAAAAGACGCCGAATTCAAGGCCGACTATCCTAAATGCGCCATCCAAGAAATCCCACTCCAGATTTGGCATGAGGCCGAGACAATGGCATACATCCGCTCTCGTATCGCCTTGCACAA